GAAAAAGGAATAAGAGTTCATAAGTATGGTCCACACTTATTTCACACTAACAACAAAAGAGTATGGGATTGGGTCAATCGATTTGGTGAGTGGATAGAATATAAACATAAAGTTAAAGCTATATTAGAAGATGGAACATATGTAACTCTTCCAGTTAATAGAGAAACAAAAGAAATAGTAGGTGAAGAAAATATTATTAAAACTTTCTTTGCTCCTTACACATATAAGATGTGGGGAAAGACCATAGAAGAACTTGATCCTAATATAATTAAAAGAGTTCCTATAAGAGATGATGACAATGAGTATTACTTTCCAAATGATGCTTATCAAGGAATGCCGATACTCGGCTACACAGAAATTTTTAATGAAATTGTTAATCACGATAGAATTGTAGTACACTTAGGTGTATCATTTTCAAAAGATATGGAAAACTCTGGTTATGAACATATATTCAATGCTATGCCGATTGATGAATATTTTAATTATAAACATGGTGAACTACCATATAGATCTATAAAGTTCAATCATGTTGACTTACCAGCACCATATATACTTCCTACAACAACAGTAAATTTTACACATGACGGTCCTTGTACAAGAGTTACAGAATGGAAACATATTCCTTTTCATGGTGATAATCCAAACTGGACATCTTTGACATATGAAACACCATGTGATTATAGAGATAATAACATGGAAAGATATTATCCTGTGAAAGATATCGAAGGAATAAATCGAAAGAAGTATGAAGAATATAAAAAGATGGTTGGACCAAACATGACATTTATTGGAAGATGTGGAATGTATGCATACTTAGATATGCATCAGGCTATTAATTCAGCTTTACAAACAGCAACAAAGTATTTGGAGGAAAAATGAAAATAATGATAACAGGATCAAGTGGATTTGTAGGAAGTCACTTAAAAGAAAGATGGGAATCTAAAGGTCATCAAATTGTAGAATGGGATAGAAAAGAAGGTAAAGAACTTAAAGACATTGTTATTGATGGTGATACTGATGTAGTTGTCCATTTAGCAGCATGGGCAGACGTCAGAGCTTCAATAGAAAAGCCAGATGAATATTGGGATAATAATGTAACAACAACTACAAATATTCAAAAGATGTGTCATGAAAAAGGAATACAATTGTTGTATGCATCTTCCTCTTGTATTCACGCCTGGCATAAGTCACCTTATGGTATAAGTAAAAAAGTTAATGAAGAGACGGCATACCCTGGTCAGATTGGATTGAGGTTTACTACTGTATACGGTGAAGGTGCTAGAGATACTATGATGATTGGAAGACTAGTAAGAAATGAAGCGAAATATGCAACTACACACGTAAGAGATTTTATTCATGTAGAAGATGTTATGAATGTTATAGACTTATTGTTAAAAAAGCCAGTACATCTACTTGAACCAGCTTATGACGTAGGAACAGGAAAAGGAAATAGAGTTGATTATCTCGCGAATGACATATGCGGTAGAAATCTTCCAGTGAATGAAGGAGATGATTGTGAAGCAAGAGATAATACTGCAAATATACAGCCTTTACAAGATTTAGGTTGGAATCCTACTATAGATGTAGTAGATTATTTGAAAGAAAAAGTTGGCACATGAGTCATGCATCAATCATTCCTCTTATAGGAGGAGAAACCATAGCAATGCAAAATGTATTTGGAGAGAAACCTCAGTACATTTTATCTTATACGGACTTTGAAGCAAATGATAGCCAACTTCTTGACTACTATAATAGGACTGTTCCTTATATTAAGCTTGATATGGGTGGTAGTGCTCCTCGTAGTGTGGACGTTGTCAATACTGTTTGCCCTTGTGCTGGGCTTTCTTCGCTTTCTTTTACCAGTGGTAGCGATAATCCTACTAATGATTGGATGCTTCGTGCTGCTCGATACGTGCTCGAGAATGTTCAGCCCCAAGTATTCTGGGGTGAAAACGCACCTAGACTCGCAAGTAAGATGGGTGAACCTATCGTAAAAGAAATGCGTAAGATGGCCAAAGAGTTTGGTTATACTGTAAGTCTTTATAAAACTAAATCAATACTACACGGCTTGAGTCAAGTAAGAGATAGAGCTTTCTATTTCTTTTGGAAGGGAAATGAAGTACCAGTCTTCGAATATTACGATAGACCGCATGAAAAGATAGAAGATACAATCAGAGGAGCAGCAACGAACGAACCAGATCCAATGACTGATCTTATGACAAATAATTCAACTCCTTCAGACAATCCTTTTTATAAGTATGTATTAGAGGAAATGGAAGGTGGTATAACTCATACAGAGTTCTTTAACAAAATTGAAAGATCAGCAAATCCTTTACACTGGATAGAAGATCATGGTAGTAACTATTATGAACTATCTGAATGGTGTGATAAGAATGGATATGAGAGCCAAGCAAAGAAAACAAAAAGAATGGCAGATAAAGTCAAAGCAGGTGGTAACGTTATGAGAAGAACTATAGAGATCGGAAAAGATCGCATTGGTGCTTTTGTTGCACATCTACCAAATCACTTGACTCATCCTGATGCCGATAGATTTTTAAATGTACGAGAATGTTTAGAGATAATGAAGATGCCAAAAGACTTTCAACTACAAGGTGGTCTTAAAAACTTAAATCATATATGTCAAAACGTTCCAGTAACAACTGCTATGGATATGGCAGAAAACGTAAAAAGCTTTTTAGCAGGAGAAAGCAAACTTGTTAAATCAGACTTTTCGATTCAATGTAATAAGACAAGAAAGTTTTGGTCTGAACCAGAACCAGCTACACTTGAATCATTTTTTTAATTTACTTTTTAGTGAAAATAGTATATAATATAATATATGCCAAAATAGGAGAACTGCATGTCGATAATGGATAAACTCAAGAAGAACTCAAAGCTAAGTCATACCGAGGTTCTTTCAGAGTCTAAATTTTTTACAGAAAAAGATATGGTAACAACTGACGTACCTATGTTAAATGTTGCTCTATCTGGTTCTGTAGAAGGCGGCTTAGCACCAGGACTTACTGTATTAGCAGGTCCTTCAAAACATTTTAAAACTTCATTTGCATTAATGATTGCTTCAGCTTATTTAAAAAAATATTCTGAAGCTGTAATGTTATTTTACGATTCCGAGTTTGGTTCACCACAGTCATACTTTAAACAGTTTGATATTGATACATCAAGAGTTCTACATACACCAATTACAAACGTAGAAGAATTAAAGTTTGATATGATCGGTCAACTTGAAGCTTTAGATAGAAAAGATAAAGTTATTGTGGTCATTGATTCAGTCGGTAACCTTGCATCTAAAAAAGAAATGGAAGATGCTATCAATGAAAAATCAGTAGCCGATATGTCAAGGGCAAAAGCTCTTAAAGGTTTATTTCGTATGACAACACCATATCTTGCTATGAAAGATATTCCTCTCTTAGCAGTCAACCACACATATCAAGAGATTGGATTGTTTCCAAAGGCTGTGGTTTCTGGTGGTACAGGAATATATTATTCTGCAGACAATATATGGATTATTGGTCGTCAGCAAGATAAAAAAGGAACTGAAATCAAAGGCTATCACTTTATCATTAATGTTGAAAAATCTCGATTTGTTAAAGAGAAATCTAAAATACCAATCTCAGTTACATGGGAAGGTGGCGTATCTAAATTTTCTGGATTATTAGATGTCGCTCTTGCAGGCGGTCATGTTACTAAACCATCAAATGGTTGGTACCAAAGAAAAGGAGAAGAAAGCAAAGTAAGAGAAGCTGGAACTCTTGAAGAAAGCTTTTGGGAACCAATATTTGCAGATACAGACTTTAAAGATTTCATCAAGAAGCAATACTCAATAGGACATACTGCTCCTGTTGAAATGGAAGAGATTGTAGATGAACTCTCAGCTTAAAGAAAACGTTGACTACGAATTTATAGCAGTCGGTGGGGAAGAAAATTCTTGGAGAGTTAGATTCCTCACAGGTCCATATCCTGAAACAATTATATCATTTGGAAAAGTAACAGCTTTTGAAAATCAACAAAGTGATGACGCAACTCTCAAGTTTGATTTTGACATACACTATAGTCCAGACGAAATGCTTACTGATAAAGATGCAGGTCTTCAAGACGCTGCTGGTAATGTGTTAGTCGCAATACTTGAGAGTTCAATAGTAGGAAACGAAATTTTAGTAACATCAAGCGAGGATAAATGAATACAAATATAGAACAAGTAGTTCTAAAGAATATTCTCACGAATGAGAAATATATGCGAAAGGTTCTGCCTTTTGTAAAACCAGATTACTTTGAAGGAACATATAAGATTCTCTTCAAAGAAGCAGGTAAGTTTGTTGGAAAGTATAATAAACTTCCAACGGCTGAAGCCTTCAAGATTGAGATTGATAATGCTGATTCTTTTAACGAAGAGCAATACAGACATGCAGTCGAGATTATTCCTAACCTTTTCGAAGAAGAAAAAGCCGATGAAACTTGGCTCTATGATAGTACTGAAAAGTGGTGTCAAGATAGAGCACTATATAATGCAGTCATGGAATCAATCTCAATCATTGATGGTAAACACGGAACTCTAACTAAGAATGCTCTACCAGAAATATTAACAAAAGCTTTAGGAGTTTCTTTTGATACAAACGTAGGTCACGACTATATTGAAAATGCAGATGAACGATATGAGTTTTATCATAGAGATGAAGAACGTATTCCTTTTGATCTAGAATATTTTAATCTTATAACAAAAGGTGGTCTTCCTAATAAAACTCTTAATATATGTCTTGCAGGTACTGGTGTTGGTAAATCTTTGTTTATGTGTCATTGCGCCGCGTCTGCAATGAGTCAAGGACGTAACGTTCTTTATATCACGATGGAAATGGCTGAAGAACGCATTGCTGAAAGAATTGATGCTAATTTGCTTGATTGTCCTATTGATCAATTACCAAACCTATCAAAGGAAATGTTTGCAGATAGAGTCTATAAATTATCTACAAGAACAAATGGTAAATTAATTATTAAAGAATATCCTACTGGCCAAGCAAGTACTTCACATTTTAGAGCGTTACTAAATGAATTAAAACTTAAGAAGTCCTTTGAACCAGAAATGATCTTTATAGATTATCTAAATATATGTGCTTCATCTAGAAT